AGGTATTCAAGGGGTCGCTGGGAATGATGGAGCACAAGGGTTACAAGGGATTCAAGGTGTCCCCGGAGCCGATGGCTACACCCCGGTAAAAGGGGTTGACTACTTTGATGGAGCAAACGGCGCTGATTCGACTGTTGCTGGTCCGCAAGGACCACAGGGTCCGCAAGGTATCCAAGGCCCAGCAGGTGCTGACGCGGTTGTAACTATCGACGCATCAGGATTCAACGGCAACCTTACTACGACTGACGACACTATTCAGAAGGTGGCACAGAAGGTTGATGATCTGGTGGCGAGTGGTGGTAGTACAACAGCTATACCTGTTGGCGGCATCATACGCTCAGGCACTACAGCACCTACAGGATTCATCCGGTGTAACGGTGCTTTGCTTGACAAGACAACTTACAGTGCCTTATATGCTGCGATAGGTGAAGATTTTAAGTATCTTGGCAACCAATACCGTAATGCCCAGCCGTGGAGAAATCAATACGCTTTTAACTTGACAGACCCGGGCAACTTGAGCTGGGCGACAGGAACTAGTTTACCAGCGGCCTTTCGCTCCTCGCAAGCTATCGTAACTAATTCAAGAGTGTACCTGTTGGGTGGGTATACAACAGTAGCAACAGCTACAGTCTACACAGCACCGATAAACCCTGACGGAACTTTAGGCGCGTGGGCAACAGGCATTAGTTTGCCTGGTCCTTTATCCCACTCCCAAGCTATCGTAACTAATTCAAGAGTGTACCTACTGGGTGGATATACGGCAGGCGCGGCAACAGCTACAGTCTACACCGCACCAATAAACCTCGATGGCACATTAGGCGCGTGGGCAGTAGAAACTAGCTTACCTGGTCCTGTGTATAATTCAGCCGCTATCGTAACTAGTTCAAGAGTATATCTACTTGGTGGATTACTTGTGGCAGGCTTGGCTTCTGTTTACACCGCCCCAATAAACCCTGACGGAACTTTAGGTGCTTGGGAGACAGGGATTAATTTACCTACGGTTATATATAATTCAGCCGCTATCGTAACTAATTCAAGAGTGTACCTACTAGGTGGATTTACGACGGCAACAACAGCTACAGTTTACACTGCACCGATAAATCCTGATGGTACATTGGGTGATTGGGCGGTAGGAACCAGCTTGCCCGCAGCCTTGCAACCTTCAGCCGCTATCGTAACTAATTCAAGAGTGTACCTGTTGGGTGGGTATACAACAGCAGCAACAGCTACAGTCTACACAGCACCGATAAATCCTGATGGTACATTAGGCGCGTGGGCAGTAGGAACGTCTTTGCCTGGGACGTTTGGTTATTCTCAAACCATTGTGACTAATACAAAAGTCTACATCTTTGCTGGATTCACCTCAGCGGCAGTATCTACGGTGTACGTAGCCTCGTTCACCGGCGGTGTCAATGACTATACCAACCTGAGTTACACCCAAGAAGAGCTGGCAAACGGCTTCTTCATCCCAGACTTCAGGCCTGCGGATATGCTCATCCCAGGTGAAGCGGCTAGATATTACATTAAATACTGAGGTGCTCAGATGATCTGCTATAACTATGACGGGACGCAAAACATTTATGAACTATCACCTTTAGATGGAACTCCACTGCTCCCGAACAGGACTACGATCACACCACCGCCGGTGTGTGCCCAAGGGTTTTATTTAGCCTTTGTTGATGCTGAGTGGGTACAGATACCATCGCCTGCACAGCAAGCACCAACAAATACAGAGATCATAGCCGAACTCACGGCATCGCTCGAAGATCACTATGATTTGGTTGCCCGAGCGAAGCAGTACGACAACCGCCTCACATGCGCTCTGAGGGCAGGCTACGCAGGGCCATTTCAAGCGGAGGTGACAGCGTTCGCCGTGTGGATGGACAACTGCAATGCCTATGCGTATGAGGTGCTGGCTGACTGCCTGTCCGGTGCGCGTGGCATTCCTACGGCTGAGGAACTGATAGCGGAAATGCCTGATTTGGTGTGGCCGGTATGAAACTCTGGGTATTCAACCAACTGCTGACGATTGATTGTGCTCTGAACTCACTGTTCGGTGGCAGTCCGTTTGAAACCTGCAGCTCACGCCTTGGGAGGCATTATGACACATCACGGGCGGCGCGGTTTGTCGCTGACATCATCGACTGGGTAGCGTTCAAGCTGGCGGGTGAGATGAACCACTGCAAGAGCAACATCATGCTGGAATCACACTACAAAGGCAGAGAAATACTAAAATAACCGGAGCGCCCTGTGAACAATCTCGCACCTACGTTTATACAGTTTTACTTGAAAGAATTTATAAATAGATAATTATTAATAATATTTGCCCTACTAAAGTATATAAAATACGTGAGGTAATAAAATGGCACTCAAGAAAAAACATACACCTGAGGATTTCTCTACCAAGGAATTCAAGGTCTATTTCCCCTTCGAGACAAAGGATGTCGCCTGCACAGTTTGTGGGGCAATGCCCTGTATCTGCGAAGAAGAGTCCGGGAAGATCATCCAGATCAAGGGCTTTGCTAACTTTTGCGGCAACCTTAACGACGCTGCAATGACCTTCATTGACCACTCCGGTGATGTCATGGTGCCTGCAGGATTTGACCTCTCCGTGTGGAACAAGAACCCGCAAGTATTGTGGCAGCACAACCGCGACTACACGATCGGCAAAGGACTCCAGGCAACCAAGCAGGCAAACGGTCTGGAAGTTACCTGTGAAATCCACGAAAAAGCAATGGAAGAGCAGGACTTCTACAAGATCGATAAAGGCCTTGTCACGATGTTCAGTGTTGGCTTCAGAACCCTGAAGGGCGAGTACAAGGAGATCGAGGGGAGAGAAGTTTTCTTCATCACGAAAGCACTCCTCTATGAAGTGTCGGTTGTATCGATACCAGCCAACTCGGAATCACAGTTCACCCGCATAAAATCTATGGAAGACGGAAACTTTTCTGCAGGAGATATTTACCTTTCCCCCGAAAGCTCTTCTGCAAAAGATGCAGTAAATAAAACAGTAAGTGAGGACCATGTGAAACTTAAACTAAGAGACATGCTGTCGGAAGACAAGGTCAAGGAACTTGAAGACCTCGGTATGGGTGCAAGCCTGGACGAACCCCAGGAAGTTGACACAAAAGCATTCATAGAAGCTCTCGTCTCCAAAGAAGTTCAGGCAGAAATCAAGAAAGCCCTGGATGCCTTTAAAGCCGAGCAAACAGAAGCCGCTGAAGCCGAAGTAGAAGCACCTGCTGAAGAGGAATTGCCCGCCTCCGAAGAAGAAGCTGCTGTCGAGGAAGAAGCAATCCCTGAAGAAACCGAAGAAGAAAAAGCCGCACACGTAGAGTCTTTCAAGTCTCTATCAGAATCCATCGCATCACTCAAAGCTCTTGCTGAAGAGAAATAATAACTCATAGGAGAATTACCCAATGGAACTCAAAGAACAAGTAGACAGCTTGCAGAAAGATATTGCCCAGCTTACTGCAATCATGACTGAAAAAGCCCAGAAAGACCTGACAGGCGAAGTAAAAGAACTGTCCGACAAACTGGCAGGCGTTATGGCTGAACTGCAGGAAAAGAAAATCCAGTTCGCAGCACAGTCTGGTACACGCAGTGAAGTAAACCAGAAAGAACTCGGCACTCGTATGGACGAACTGTTCATCGCCAAGCACCTTTGTGTCAACAAAGAAACAGGCCTGTTCGACGCAAAGTCGTGGGAAAAAGTCATCACAACTGACATCTATGCCGATGCTATCAAAGCTTTTGGTGACGTTGATGCCTCCACAACCACTACTGCAGACAACTTCATCCCTGTCGGTTTCTCTTCGCAGCTCATGGAAGAGATCTTCCTTTCCCTCCAGGTAGCTGGTCTGTATGGTCGTATCAATATGCCTAATGCTACTTTCAAACTTCCGTTCGCTCCAGGTCGTTTGATCGCCAAGCGTACGCTCGAAGGCGGAACACCAGGCAAGAGCAAGCCAGGTGATGCACAGGTTACGTTTACTGCTAACAAACTGATGAGCATTGTCGAGTTCACCGACGAACTCGATCAGGATGCTATCGTTGCTATCCTTAACCTTTGCCGCAAGCAGCTGATCGACGGTTTTGCCCTTGCTCAGGACACGATTGCCCTGAACGGCGACAAACTGGCGGGCATCTACTCAACAACTGCACTGAACGCTTCCGATGCCCGTCTGATCGCCAGCGGTGTCCGTGCTGACGCAATGGCAACTGCCACCAAGTACGACTGCTCCACCGGCAAATGCAACGTCACCAACATCCGTAAAATGCGTGCTCTCATGGGCAAGTATGGTGTATCCCCTTCCAAGATGGCAATTCTTTGCTCCATCGCCGACTACAACAACCTGCTGCAGGATACTGCTGCTACAGCAGGCGGAGCATATCAGACGCTTGATACCTACGGCTCCAACGCTGTTATCCTGAAAGGTGAGCTGGGCCGTGTTGATAACATCCCAATCGTTATCACTGAGCTTATGCCTAACAAAGCACTGGTTGATTCCGCCGACGTCCCTGGTGGTGTTCTCGCAACCGGTATCACCAACCTGACTGCAGAAGGCGTCTGCGGTGCCAGCTCATTCAGTACTTTCGCCATCACCAACACCGACGCATTCCTCTGGGGTGATCGTAAAGAGTTCGGCCTGGAACTGTGGAGAAACCCACTGAACCAGACAACCAACCTGATCGGCAGCCAGCGTCTTGACTTCCAGAAGGTAACCGGCGCTGGTTCTACACCTAACGCCATTGGTATCAACTACGCAAACTAATCTGACTAAGGGAGGGTAGCAATACCCTCCCTGCTTTCTTAAAGGAGACTGTATGGAACTGTTGTGTAAAGAAAAATACGACGGGCCGATGTGCTCGTTGCTTGTAGGCCAGACTACCGTAGGAATGGAACT